AATCAAGCAAGACCCTGAAGTTCTGAAATACGTTGCAGACAAGTTGAAGCTGCCAGTCAGTGACGAGTACTTTCAAGAGGCGGTTGTGAATGAACCAGCGCCAGAGCAGGAACCAGTCATCATAGAGTCTTCGAACCCTCCACCAAGCCCGAAAAAAGCGTTGGCAGAAAAACCAAAGGCAAAAAAAAAAGTAAATAAAACGCCTGACGTTATTCGAGATCAAGCCGATCTACTTAGACAAGCCGGGAAAGCGTATCTATCGAAGTACATCAAGGACCTAGCTTACCGGATATCTGACAAGGCGTCGGCTCTCCCTGAGTCTGGGAGGATGAAAGCGCCTAACCAAGTCACAGCACCTAACCTGAACGGGTACTACAAGACGGCCTATGTGCTGAATCTTTTGTCGTACCTGAAGGCTGACGAGATCACCGAAAAAGAATTCAAGACGAATCGAAAACTCGCTGAGTTCAACTTGGCTGCGACAAAATACGCACGAGTCCAAGACGTTATCGACGAGATGACTAAAGCCTTGAAAAAGGCAAACGCTGCTAAGTCTGAGGCTGAAATTGACATGACCCTTGAGGCGCTCTCAAAGGCTTCAACCAAAATGGAATCAGTCTTGAAAGACTATGTTTCGTTTGCCGCTGCGACAAAGATCAAGGCTCGCTCTGAGATTTACGTGGACGTTCAAGCGGGAGATATTTCAAAGCAGTTGAATCTCACCTTTCAATCAAGCCTTGATTCAGTAGCACTTGAGGCACTCGGTAGCCAAATGATTCAGGATGCAATGCCTTTACTGGATGGCCCGATGCTATCCGCAGGCCCTGACATTCAAGCAAGCCAAACCGTAAACGACGGGCTTCAGGACGCTGCCGAAAAGTATTCCGAAGAGACTGGTAACGAGATTCTGTCTTATACGTACGTTGCAGTTGATGACAATGTGACAACTGACTGCTGTCGGGAATTGAACGGTCATACGTTCGCCGCTGACGACGGCGATTTAAAAAAGTACACGCCTCCGCTTCATTTCAATTGCAGATCCTACATGGCTGTCAACACTTCCGCGATGAAAGATATCCCAGAGATTGATGGACCCGTGAAACTGTCTAAAAAAGCGCAGGAACAAATCACGTTTTAAACTAAAGCGATACTGTCAAGAAAAACGCGTTGAGAAAATAGGACTCGACTCCCATCATGGAGTCTATGAGTCAAAACAGTGGCTACATCAAGAACGTCACGCGCTTCATTTTGCAAGATGGAGTTTCTGAAATCGACCCGGAATCACGTCTGCGTAAAATGCAGATTTGCAAAACAGGGAAGTTTTTCGATCCCCGCTATGGAAAATTTGAAATCACTCTAACCATGCTCTCCGAAATGGTTTCGAATTTCGAAAAAGGCGTTAGGGGCGTGGTTCCGGCGCTCGACTACAAACACGAAGCTGACGACGTGGCCGCTGGCTGGTTCAAAAAATTATACATTCAAAACGATTCGGAACTTTGGGCAGAAGTCGAAATGACTCCCAAAGGTGAAAAAGTATTGTCTGACAAAGAGTTCGGCTACATTAGCGCCGAATTCGAAGATCAGTACACAGACAATGAATCAGGCAAGAAGCATGGTTGCGTGCTCTTAGGTGCAGGATTGACAAATCGTCCCGTACTCAAGCGCATGAAACCAGTCGTTCAACTAAGTGAAACAGAGGATCAAGGGGATCAAATGAAAAAACTCGAAGACATGAATTTGGAAGAAATGAAAAAGTATTGTCAGGAACTCGAAGCCAAAAACAAAGAGTTGATGGACAAGATGAAACCAGAAGCACCAGCGGAAAAACCCGCTGAAATGAAACCCGAAGAGGACCCAGAAATGGAAAAGAAATTGGAAATCGAATTGGCACAAGCCAAAAAAGAATTGGCCGAAGCAAATGAGAAAATCGCTTTAGTTGAAAAGACTGCGACTTTCACAAAATTACTATCCGAAGGCAAAGCGTGCGAAGCACAGCGCGAATCATTCATCGCTGGTGACATGGCCGCTTTCATCGAAAAAGCTGTTCCGTTCAAACTGAACGAACAAGGTCACGCAAACAAAGCAGAGCCTACAGTCGAAAAATCGGCTGAGGACGAAGTTTTGGAAAAAGCGACTAAACTTGCAGAGGAAAATAAAATTTCCATGAAAGATGCAATCGCTCAAGTGTTGATCGAAGACAAAAAACTGTCCGAAAAAGTTAACGGATAACAAAAAAGGGGAAATGAATAAATGAGCACTCCATACTTAAAACCAGTAGTTCAGGCGATGTTGGCTGGCGCGGATCTGTCTTCGCACCAGTACAAATTAGTCAAATGGGACACGACTAACAACTCAGTGGTTCTTTGCGGCGACGCTGAGAAACCTATGGGCGTTTTGATGAATAACCCAGCTTCAGGCGAAATGGCCGAAGTAGCTGTACAAGGCGGAGCAAAAGTTAAAGTTGCTTCGACTATCAGCATTTCGTCAGGCGCTTTGGCTTCGGTTGCTTCAGCAGCTTCGGGCGTTGCACGCGCAGCGGTCGCAGGTGAATGGGCCATCGGCGTATTCCAAGACGCAGGCGTTTCTGGCGATGTTCTTCCGATCATCATCGGAATTCATCAACTTGACAAAGACGTGAGCTGATTTTTCTAAACTAAAGGGGATAAAATAAATGTCACAAACGAAAGCAATAGTTAATAAGTTACTGACAAATGTATCGAACGGGATTTTCCCAGTCGGTTACATTGCCGACAAAGTGTTTCCACAAATTGTCGTAAAACAAAAAACCGGATTGATCGGATCTTACGGAATGGATCACCTCCGTTTGTCTGACGATTTGATGGGCGGACGCGCAGAAGCTCGACGAGTTGATCCAATCACTCGTTCGAACGCTACCTACAACATCCAGTCACACGGGCTCGAAGGGGTCTGCACACAGGATGACTACGATAACGTCGAAGATCCATTTCAATGTGAAGCGGATGAAACTGCTGGTGTCACTCACTTGCTTTTGACGAACAAAGAACGCGCTTTGGCTGCTGACTTGTTCTCAACTTCGGTCATCACCAGCTACACCACTCCAGGAACAAAGTACGGAAGCTCTTCTTCCGATCCTTTGGCCGATTTCAAGACAGCAAAAAACACTGTTTTGGGAGCATCTGGAGCAATGCCTAACGCTGCTGTAATGAGCCGCAAAGTTGCAAATACTTTGATGTACAATGCCCAAATCAAGGACATCGTAGGATTCAAGTACAATGCAATTGGAAATCTTTCCGACGAACAATTGAAAGTTGTTCTCGGAGTTGACGAGTTGATCATCGCTGACGCTCCATACAACTCTGCAAAAGAAGGCCAATCCGCTTCTTTGGCTCAGATTTGGGGTGACTCGATTCTGTTCTACGTAAAACCAAAATCGGCTGCAAAATACCAAGTTTCTTTGGGTTACCAAATGAAATTGGCTAGCCAGTTGAACCGATCGGTTTACAAATATCCTTTGGATAACCCTCCCGGTGCCAACGGAATCATCGTTCAAGATGCTTACCAATTTAAACTGATCAACGTAGGCGCCGCTCACTTGTTGGATTCAGTTCTCTAATCTCCGCGACCACGGAAGGGGGGCGCTGGCAAGATGCTGGGCCCCCCAACTTTAAAAGGATGAAAAATGTATAGTACTCTCCAAGACATCCAAGACGAATTCGCGGCGATCACCTTCGGCTCTCAGAGCAAGGTATCTGCTGCACAAGTCACGGAGTGGATCACTCAAGAGAGCTATTACATTGATGGGATAGTGTCCCGTAGATACGTGACCCCTGTAGTGAAAGCCGACTACCCTGCGGCCTATTCGATTTTAAAACGTATCTGCATTTTCCGAGTAGCTGAGCGAGTGAAAAACAAACTCGAAGTAAAGTCAAACGTGACCCAGACTGACTCTGAACAAAAGTTTATCAAGAATTATGTGCGCACTCCGAACCAAGACCTTGAAGCGATTGCAAAAGGGGATCTGAATTTAAAAGATGTTCCTTTGCTGAATGCTTCCGGTTCTGTGGGTAGCGCGTGCGGTCCTACCTGCGACACTGACACCTGCCACACCTTCGAAATGGACAAGGTTCAATGGTAACATTTAAAGTCTACAGCGCAGAGTTTGACAAGTTCATCGCAGATGCTGTCAAGCAAGTCGGTGACCTTCGTCCTGCGTTCATAGGAATTGCAAAAAGTTTCTACAAAACCAATAAGGCGATCTTCGCACTAAAAGGCCCTGGCCAATACGAGGACTTCTCAGGCCCTAAGATTTCACAGACATGGAAGAATCCAGGCAGACCGGACAAGCGCGTTCGAGATGGCAATTTGACCGCGTACCAGTACGCTAAGCAAAAAGCCAAGCCAGACATGGTGAAAGGATACCCTCTCCTGAAATTCAGTGGAGCACTTGAGAAATCGATAACAGACGAGAATGACTCAAAAACGGTCAACATCGTTACCAAAGATTCCTTAACCATCGGTACTAGTGTTTCGTACGGGCAGCATCACCAGTACGGAACTCGTAAAATGCCAATGCGTCCTTTTTTATTCTTGGACCCATCGACTACTCGATACGCGCAGTCAACTGGCTTGAGCCGTCGTGAAATTGCTTGGAAACAGGCTATCAATAATTACGTGCTTCGATCCCTTGGAATTAAATCCACGGAGGTCAAAGAATGAGTAAGGTCGATGTTGAAACCGTATTCACTAAAGCGGTCGCAGCTTTCAAGTCTGAGCTGACAGACGCCATTGATTCAATCAACAATGACAAAGGTGATTTTGAATTACCTCAGATTGATAATGAATCATGGGTTGAAGGTTCACTCGATGAAAAAGTTATCAACTACGATCAAGCGGTGTTCGCTTTTGTCGATGACATTCAGGTAGTGGTTGAGGGTAACGCTGTTTCTAAAAACGTCGTCATTGAATTTGATTTGATGTGCAATCAGCGTGCAGATTTTTTAGATTACAAAAGGGTGCTGCGATATCAGCGCGCTCTTGAAGAGGCTGCCGTAAACTCGTGGGATACATTTCTAAGAGGGTACGACAGAGGATCTGTGAGGCTATTAACGCCGGTCGATATTAAACTATTTAATGCGAGTTTTTACACAAAAGTGATTGGGATTCAGATCGAATTCAATCTTGTTAATTAACGGAGGAGAATGAAAAATGGCACTATCTAAACCAAGGACAATTTTCGGGGTTCACAGCGTAACCCCTTACAACATCACGACCAAAATGCCTTACGGTATGGCTCGAGTCGTACAAGGTTCGACTTTTTCCCTTGAAGGAAAAACAATCGAATTAAAAGGCGGATCGAACCGATTCAGCTGGCAGATCGAGGACGGCGACATTGAGGCTTCGTTGGCGTTCAGTGTTTCCGAATATCCAAGCTGGCTTTTTGAATTGTTCGGCGGAAAAGCACCGACCGAAGGATCTGTTGAGGCTTCAGGAAACGTAAGCACCATTACCGACGTTGTTGGTACTTCGGTTGTGTCTGCTGCTGGTATCTTAGCGACTGCTACTGTCACCACTGCTGCGAACTTGAAAATGGGACGACTCCTTTTCAAAGCCTCTGCGGTTGATGAATTGCAAATCTACGCTATTTCTGACGTTGACTTCGGTCGCGGCGCTGACGCTACGTTCACTAACGATGCACTCTTGATCGATACTTGGACAGGCATCACCACTGGCGGGACTCACTTGATTCCAAACTTCGGGATCACGATCACCGCTGGCGCATCTGCTACCGCTATGACCGTTGGTGATATCGCTTATTGTGACGTTCGCCCTGTGAACAGCTTCAACCGAATCGTCAAAATCGGCGGAATCGCTGACGAGTTCCCAGAGTTTGGTTGCATGATCTACGCACAAAAATCTGGATCTGGCGCAGTATTCGAAATCGAGGCTTACCGCTTGAAAGCAATCGGTCTGAGCCTTGGTGCCGAGCGTAAGACTTTCGGTAAGTCGGACTACACTGCAAAAGCGGTTTACGATTCGACTCAAAATGCTATTTGTTCTATTCGCGAAATCGAGTAAGAGTAAATTAATTCACCGAATGAATTGGACCCTCGAGTTGCTTAATTGCTTCTCGGGGGTTTTTCATTTTAGACTGTACATGTGGACAAAAAACTTTTTGAAGACTGCTACGCGTACGCATCCGCCTACTGCAATAGGCGCGGATATCATGACGACATAGACGACGTGGCTAATTACCTTTTGAAGTATGAGGGGAAATTCAAAGCGCGTCGCGCTGCTGACTATTTCAGAATCGTAAAAGGTCGGTATGGCTCAAATAAAGATAAACTCGAGCGGGCAACTAAGAGAAAACTGAACCCAGCGGATCACCCGAGGACTTATCAGGACCATTCATGGGAACTCTGGGACCTGGTTTTAGAATTGCCACGGATTCAAAGGCTTTTCATGTTCATGCATTATAGGTTTGGGATCACTCTTTTAGAGATTGGGAGCATGTATGGATGCAGTGAAGGACGAGTCAGTCAAGTCATCGAAGAAGCGGAGAAAACTTTACAGCGCCGAATGGAAGAAGAAAAACGCCCAACGGAACGTGGAGCACTCTCAGAAATATTATCAGAGGAACAGAACGAGGATTCTTTCGGTTTTGAGGGCGAAATATCGTGAGGATACAGAACGACGTGAACGAATCAAAAAGGAACGACTTGAGCGTAAGTACAGGAATGACCCGGCTCGCGGACTCTACTATGAGTCAGACGACGAAAAGTTACTCGACAAGTGCCGCAAAGCTATTGCTCGAACAGATGGAGAAACTGAAATCGAGTAAACCAACGCCTGAGAACACTTTGGCAATGGTCGCGTGCGCGCGTGCGATCGCGGATCTGATCAGGGCAAATGCGGAGACAAAGCGGCTATGAACACTTTAGCGGCATTCATCGCATTCGCTTTTACTTGGAATAACCCTCACCTGGATATGGCGGTCAGGCACAAAGCTGGTCTTTTCCCACCATACGAGTCCTATTCTGAGTTCTATGGTGAGTACCTGAAGAACACGCAGTCAGGGAAATTCTATAAGCGGAAGCCAAACTCAGGGGATGAAATCTCGCACGATGAACTACTAGGAATATTTTACAACCTGGAAGCGGCTGGACTCGCGGACACAATCGGGAAAAAGTTGGCCATGGATATTTTGTCAGAGGGTGGGCGTTTCTATTCGTTTGAAAAGAATCGTGATGACCCTGCCAGATATGTCATGCGAATATTTGAGGTGAGAGGGATTGTGAATCTTGAAGCACACGGAGCGGTGGACATCATTGATCAAGTTCTATGGTCTGGCGCTATACTATCTAGTGCTTTTAGCTCTGATTCTGGTTGTGGGTATCATCTTCGAGAGTGGGTATCGTCTGGCTTTGCTGATCGGGTTTTTCTGCCGTCGATCGCAATGAACTTTTATAGAGGTCATGTAGCAGGCAAAGGCATAACCCTAAAAAGCTGCCTAGCACAATACTATCCAAATCACCCGGAACTGGTTCAGTCTGTGGCCACAAAATCATTTTGATTCTTTTTTCGGTAGTCTGAAATTGAGTAGCGCGTATCTGATCAGTTCGGAAAGATTTCCTTCAAAGAAAAACTCGGCTCGACTTCGAATGATTCGAGCGGTGTCTTTGTCGGTTCTGAATCTCATCGTGACTTCTTTTTGAATTGCCTTTTTTGCTTTCATGTAGCTACATTAAACCTATGCTGACAAGACCTGCAAGACCTTCTGTGTTTTTGAAGAATTTAAACAAACAAATATTTTTGAATTTCATCACTGTTTCAGACGAGGAGTGGATTCAAGAACAATACCCAAATGATCAAATCATTGAAGACATCAAGGAGGGAAAGCCCGAATCAATGCTTGATCTGTTCTGGCACTTACTCGATAACGACGCAAAAAGACTGATAAAAGATGCGAAAATCGTGAAATGGAATGGATTTAGTGAGTTGGAAGTACCTTTCGATTCACCTGTGGAAAAGCTGAAACACATTATCAGCGGGGCTGACGAGGTCACTGCAATCATCAATGCCGTGTTTAGATCGAATGAGCTAAGCCAACCTGACAAAATGGAGTCACAAAAAAAAAGTCCGAAGGCGGTAAACCGCTGACCGACTCTGAGTTACTAGACCTTTTGGGTAGCGAATACGGGATGAAACCGGATGACGTTCGAAAACTCACCAGGCGGGAAATTGTAGCCCTCATTGATGGACTAGTGTCAAGAAAATCAGGCTACCAGAATTCTGAAGAGACGGTTAACATTGAACCAACCGACGAGGTCATGCAAAAGATTGAGCGACTGAACAAACGTCGGTTCGGGGAAAAGAATGGCTGACGATAATAAACTAGTCATCAAGATTGACGGGGACACGTCCGGCCTTGAGGCGTCTCTAAAGACTACATCCGAAGACACTAAAAAGTTTTTCTCTCAAATGTCCGAACAGGCAAAAACGTCTGGCGGAAGTTTTGGCACTAATTTCGGTAAGGGCGCGTCTACTGGGATTGATTCATTCAAGGCGCTTGTCGCTCAGGTTTCTGGTGCCGTTCCTGAAAAGGGCGCGTCTGCTGGTTCTGCTTTCGGTACTGGATTCGGAAATGGTGCAAAGCAAGGGATTGAGGCCGTATCTGGTCAATTCAGAGTCATGGAACAAGCGGCTGCGGGTAATTTCAGCGCCATTGCTTCGTCATTCGTTTCCCTGGTAGCTAACCCGATTACTCTTTCACTTGCTGCAATCGGTGCAAGCCTTGCCGCTGCGTTCAAGTTCTCACAGATTGGTGAGGACTTAGACAAAACACAGCGCCGTTTTGAAACTCTTTCGGCGAGTGCGGGCGTTGTCGGTTCCACTCTTCAGGCTGGATTGAAAGACGCTGCGAAGGGTTTGGCTGATACTTCTGACCTTACTGAAACAGCAAACAAAGCAATCGTTACCCTTGGTTCTGGCGCTCAAAGACTTCCAGAATTGTTTAACCTGGCTCAGAAGGCTGCGGCTCTTTTTGGTGGGGACGCAAAATCTCGCCTTGATGATTTGACTCAAGCGATTGGTTCACTTCAAACAAGGCAATTAAAACAAATTGGCCTTGTCGTTGATCAAGAACAAGTGTTTCAGCAATACGCGAGATCACTTGGCGTTGCTGCAAACGAACTGACAGAAATGCAGAAAAAGCAGGCGTTACTCAATGCCGTGCTTGAAGCTGGGACAAAGCAGTTCCAAAACGTAGACGCAGAAGTAGGAAAAGATTCGATCTCAAATGGTCTTCAACGAATCACAGTTGGGTTCACTGACCTGAAAGAAGCGATCGCAGCGATTGCGTATTCAAGCCTTGGTCAAGCGTTTGGTGCCGTGTTGAATGGCGCTGGAAATGCGCTTCAATCATTCGCTGGATTCATTTCGGATGCGGCTGGAATTCAAAGACCTCTGCAAGAACAACTTGAAATAACGATGCAAAGGATTCTTGAACTTCAAAGAGCGCAGGCACAGCCTGGCGCATCTGAGGCTTTCATTGAAAGAAATCAAAAAGAGATCGACGTTTTAAAAGTAAAACAGCAAGCACTTGTTGATTCTCTTGAGCAAGAAAAAGCAATCGCAGAAGAGAAAAAAGCACAGCTCGCTGCCGAAGAGGAAGAAAAACCAAAGATTCAATCTGACGCTGACATTGAAAAAGAGCGCGTTCGTAATGCCAATATTGCATCAATGCGTGCAGAGGCCCGCGCTACAGACCTCCAAGCCGAAGCTGATTTTCAGGAAAAGCTAGTCGAGATTGAAAATGCCGGAAACCCAAATGCTCAGGCAATTAGGGACGCAAAAGTTCAACAGCAGCAGGCAGATGCTAACCAGGAATACAATCTAGCTGTTCAGAATGCACAGAAATTAAAGACCGTTGAAGAACAAAGAGCCGCTGAAAACTTGGCTCTTTCGAAACGTGCTGCGGCTGAGAAAAAGATTGTTGCTGAAAAAGAACTTGGTGATGCCAGGGCTGTTGCGCAGGCAAAGATTCAGATCGAACAGAACTTGTGGGCGACTGCTTTTATCCTCGCTCGAAATAATTCAGAACTCACAAAGGCTTTGAACGTTGCTCAAGCTATTCGAAACACATATCAAGGTGCTACTCTTGCGCTTGCAACGTATCCACCACCTTTCGGTGCGATCGCTGCGGCGACCACGGTCGCTTTGGGTATGGCTCAAGTGGCGCAGATCACTGGCGCAAATGACGGTGCGCTTGTCACTGGTGGGGAATTCGGAAAAGACACAGAGCCTTTCATGCTATCCAAAGGTGAGATCGTAGCGCCTGCGAAATCTTTTGACGAAGTCGTCGAAGGTGTCGCGCGTGAACGAGGATTCACAAAAGACGGCGATGGATCTAGTGACGGTGCGCTGATTCAAATATTGAATTCTATCTCTGAAAAACTTGACCGTCCTCATGTTGTGGTGAATGGTGACATGACTGCGGATGAGGCTTTTGTGAATCGACTTGTGGATAAAATCAGGGACGCTGTTCAATTTCGGGGGGCCAGTTTAGGCGTATAGTATGGCACTCAATCTACTTTTCCCGAGAATTGAATGGAATGATATAAGTAAACAGGGCGACACGACAAACGGAAGCCCAACCATTTCAAACATCGCCGACACTTCTGATTTAAAAGTCGGAATGGTCGTTACCGGGTCAGGTGTTCCTACTGACTCGGTTATTATTTCGAAAACATCTAGCTCAATCACGCTTGATCAGAACTGCACGATCACTGCTGCGAGCGTTTCGATTGCTTTACTTGAGAGACTTGACTTCAGGTTTCCACCTGTCAAAGATTCAGAGGACCAACCGAAAGCGTTTGTGACCTCGATTGTTTCGCTGTCTGGAATTCGTCAGACTCAAGCGAATTACATCGAACACACTCGCACGCTGTCTTTCAATTTCCTGACGTATTCAGAGCGTGACAAATTGATCAATGACTTTTTCGTTCAATGGGCAGCTTATGGGAAAGAGTTTCGATTCTACTACGATCAGGATGACGCGCCTTATACGATCTATGAAATCTCAGATTTTCAACCAAAGTATGGACGAACTGTCAAAAAGCATCCATATTTTCTGTATAGTTTTGACATGAAATTTAGACGCGTCGAGGGCTTAACTTCGACTGCTGTCACAAGCACGGAGGATTGTGCAATGTACATAACCGGATCGTATATAGTTCCGGTCTTGATCACTGCGGCGGGCGGCATTACTCCTGCGGTTGGCAAAGACCGTCAGGGTATTTTTATTGCCGGGGATTCGGCTGCGATCAACATCACTGCGAATCCGCAGATCGTTGCTGGCACAACGGTTGGTCAGAGTTTACTTTTGTACGGATGCGACGACACGGACACGGTTCAAATCGACGACGGAAACGGTGTCGAGTTACTCGGTGGGGCTTCGTGGCTTGCTTCCGACGGTTCATATCTACACTTAATTTGGAGGGGATCAGCATGGGCAGAACTTGGAAGAGGCTGATTTTCGTTCTCTCATTCGCAGGGGTATTGGCCGCTCGTGCTCAGGACTATCCTATCAAGGCCGGTCCTGGTGCTGGGATCGCCTTTTTCACGAACGGAAATAATAACAGGGGCGGATTTGAATCAGGCGGGTCCTTTAGTCTTTTGAAGGAACTGAAACTACGCGACCCGGTTGGTACTTTTTACACGACTATTAAAAGCCCAACTTTGTCGGCCGGCTGGACTTTGACCCTTCCAGTTGATGACGGGGCATCCGGTGAATGCTTCAAGACTGACGGCGCTGGCGTTACTTCGTGG